GGATACAACGTGAATGGAAGTCCAATCAATGTCAATGTGACTGCTGGCATGATTACCGATAAGGACACGCTTGCACTTGAATTGAGTGATTTGTTCACTGAGTTTGCTCGTAAGAATGGTGGGAATGCCCTTAGAGGGATTGCGTTCTAATGGCTAAGGTAACCAAGTGGGGTTCCACTTACAAGGTGTTGTTGGATGTCGGCTTCTTGGCTGATGCGTTTGTATTGGATTCCAGCAAACTTGATGGCACGGATGTGTTGAATGGTTCAACAGACTTTGTGGACATAACCGAGTATGTGACGAACATCAATATCAATCGTGGTCGTTCTACACAACTTGACACATTCCCTTCGTCTAGTTGTTCGATTGTTGCTGATGACCGTGCAGCTGCTCGATACTTTGATCCGTTGAACACAGCATCAGAATGGTATTCGGGTGGCACTGTGGGTATCGCTCCACGTCGAGCGTTCCAGGTGTATGGAGGTACAGCCGGTACGACATCAATGTTCTCAGGGTTTGTGTATGACTTGAACATTGACTATGCCGAACCGAACCTTTCAACAGCAACGATTGTGGCTACCGATGCGCTCGGTCAGCTTGGTCAAACCGTGCTGACTGCATTCAACCCTTCATCACAGTTGACCTCTGCCCGTGTGTCAGCAATCTTGGATCGTCCAGAGGTGTCGTTCTCGACTGCGTTGAGAAACATTGAGACTGGGGTTGCTACGTGTGGAACGGTTGCGTATGACGATGCAACGAATGTGTTGACTGCGTTGCAGGATGTGGCGACGGCTGAGGGTGGGCGTTTGTTTGTTGATCGTTCTGGGGCTGTGCAGTTTGATGCTCGGATTGCGACTTCGTTTGGTACGGCTGTGGCTTCGTTTGGTGGTACGGCTGGGTTGCCGATTCTGTCTTTGGCGAATGTGTATGGGGCTGAGACGGTTGTGAATCGTGTGGCTGTGCAGATTGATGGTGGTACGGCTTCTTCGATTGCGTCTGGTACTGCGTCGCAGGCTGAGTATGGGATTAAAACTTTGTCGTTGACTGGGGTTCCGTTGGCTACTGATGCTGCTGGGTCTGCCTTGGCTGCGTCTTTGTTGTCCAGGTTTCAAGACCCTGTTGTCAGGTTCTCGGAGATGGATGTGTTGTTGGGTGCGTTGACTACAGCACAACAGCAAACAATGGCAGGGTTGGAGATAGGCGATATTTTGTCGGTCACTAAACAGTTCGCTGTTGGTACACCGGCAACGGTGACACAGAATGTGGTTGTTGAATCCATACGTCACAGCATCAACCCACAACAACATCGAGTGACTATCGGTCTAGGTCAAGTCCAACTCGTGATACCGTTTATCTTGGACACCTCAGCCCTCGACGACACCGATTACGCACTACAATAGGAGCATTATGGCAACACCATTCCCGTTCGTTTCTGGAAATACCCTCACTGCTGCGCAGCTCAATGCAATCACAACCTTGCCTGTGTCAACTAAAACGAATAGTTATACATTGACAGTTGCTGACCTCGGAACCAGAGTGGTAATGAACTCAGCCTCGGCAACCACGATCACCGTGAACACATCAATCTTTGGTGCATCTGATGTGGTGGAGATACTGAATATTGGTGCTGGAGTTTGTACTGTTACGGCAGGAACTTGCACAGTTGCAACTTCAGGCACTCTAGCATTGGTGCAGAACGCTGGTGGATCCCTGACTTTCATCTCAGCGAGTGCATCGGTGTTCACAGCAAGTGCATCAGGTGCAGGAATAACAATGGCAGTGTTTAACGAAACACAAGCATCAGGAACCAACGGTGGAACCTCAACATCAGGATCATTCATAAAACGGACATTGAATACAACTGTCAAGAATGACATCACGGGATGTTCTATTGCGTCAAGTGTGATTACTTTGCCAGCAGGAACCTTTTATGTGTTTGCTAGCTCACCAGTTATACAAGCTGGTTATCAGCAAGCAAAAATTAGAAACACTACCGACAGCACCGATCTAGCATTAAGCACTAGTGGGTATTCACCGCCTGCGACCAGTGTTTCGATTGATAGCAATATACAAGGTTTGTTTGTGTTGGCTGCATCAAAAACTATTGAGTTGCAGTATCGGGTGCAAACTGGTGTAGGAACAAATGGTTTAGGGGTAGCAACAAGTTTTGGTAGCGAGATTTATAGCCAAATAACAATTATGAAAGTGGCATGAAATGGCTAACAATGGCAACATCGGCAACGCAGTACGAGAATTGGCACCTAATACAACATGGAAACTATTGGAACCAGGCACCAAATTATCTAACTTAATTTGGGAAGACGACTTAGCGTTGCGCCCAACCGATGAAGCAATCACTGCCAAGACTGCTGAACTTGATGCAGACCCAAATTACGGCAAATTAGTTTAATCAACATAAGTACAAAGATGTGCGCACTTCACGTTGGCTGATTGTTGCCCCAGCGTTAGTCGCAATAGTTTGGTCGTTTGTTTCACCGGTATCTGCTGAGTCTTTGCCTGGGTTGGCTACGAGGTACTACACGATTGATGAGGTTCCTCCTGTCAAATCTGACAGTATCTATACGGAGTGCGGTAGTGAAGTTGAGAACAACATCAATCGAAGTTATGACGGTGAGCCGTATTTAGATTGCACGAACGATCTGTTCATGGTTCACATGACTGGTTTTATTACGATTCCTGAGCATCAGACGATTGAGTTTTGGTTGGCTTCTGATGATGGTGGCACCATCAAGATTGGTACCGAGGAGTGGGGCAACTGGGGCGATCAGGGTTGCTCGGCCACTGAGTCGGGACAGATAGACATTGTTGCAGGCAGCCAACCACTCGACTTGTGGATGTACGAGAACGGTGGTGGAACATGTGTGATGCTTGCCTGGAACATTGATGGTCAAGGCTTCGCAATAGTTCCCGATGAAGCATTCACCACCGACTACCAGCAAACACCAGACACAACTATCCCTGACACAACTATTCTTGATACAACCATTGCGGAGACAACAACAACATGGATGACCACGACAACTTCTACGACTGTCGAATCAACAACTGTTCCTGCTACAAACCCATCGACTACTTCGACACCTCAAACAATGCCCACATATACCGTGCCACCAACAATGCCACCACCACCTGCAACGGTTCAGCTGCCACCCATAACGATGCCAGCCCCACCAGAGACCATCCCTGAGCCACCAGCCACATTGCCAGTCGTACTAGAACCATTGCTCCCCCCTTTGACCCTGCCCGAATTGCCGACATACGCTACCGTTCAGCCACCTCAAACGCTACCGTTCGTCACAGCCCCAGCGACCCTGCCCGCACCCCCAGCCACAATCCCTCTAGCCCTAGCAACCCTGCTCCCACCCCCAACAACGGCACCACAGCCACCACAAGCCCCTGTGACGAGCCAACCCCCCAAAGACGCAGAACTACCCCCCATCACCAACCAAGCCGTAGTCGAAGCCCTAGCCACTATTGACCAGGCGACCCCAGCCCAAGTGCAAGCAGTCGTCACCGAGCTACTCGCCTTCGCCCTCACGACCAACCAAGCCGTCTCCGTCGCATCAGAACCAGCCGTGTTAGCGGTGCTATCAAACGATGAAGCAGCACAAGTATTTGAGCAGGTTGCTGTTGAGGAACTGACAAGGGAACAGGCTGCACAATTTGTTGAGGCTGTATCGAGTGCGCCACCTAAAGTGCGAAAAGCATTTGAAGCCACATTGAATGTGTTCCAAGGTTTTGCTGATGAATATGTGATGTTGAACCAGACTGTGCCTATCAAGACTCGTCGAGCATTGATCGCCTTGGGTGCTGTATTCTTAGTGGCAGCCCCTGCACCTAACCGAAGGAATCGATGATGAAGTTGTGGGGTGAGTTCCATGCGTTGCTGTGGACGATTGCTGCTTCTGTCACAACGATTCTCACGTTGTCTGGGTCTATTCAAACCATCGTCATTTGGTTAACCGTTGCAGCATTAATACTGCATCTGGTTGGCGCACTCAATAAGAAAGAAGGCTCAGAATGAAAAAGGTACAAGATGTTGCAGGTCGTATCGTTGCCGTGTTCCTATCATCGGCACTAGCAATTGTCGGTGGTTCAGCCGTCTTGGCTCCCGAACTCGCTATCTGGAAGTCGGCATGTCTTGCAGGTTTTGCAGCCTGTGCGACTGTGATTCAGAAGTTAGCTGCTGCTTCGCTTGACGGCAACCTCACGATGGAAGAAATCAACGACGCATTCGGCGCTAAGAAAAAGTAACCATGACCAAGATGTCATGGCCAGTCGTGCCAATCAAATTCTGCGAGCACTTGAAAGGCAAGAAGCCCTCACAGATAAGTCTCACAATGCTTCGACCTATCACCGGTGGTGGGCAGTTGCATCATTGTGCAGCTAGGGCTTGGGAAGCGATGAAGCATGCAGCGCAGGCTGAGGCTGGTATCAATTTGAAACCCACCTCTTCTGGTGACACATATCGAAGCATCGCTGTCCAGAAGGCTGGGTTCCTGCAACGCTTCCAGGTTGAACCAATCGCAGGTGCGCAGACCCGAACTTATGACGGAAAAAAGTGGTATCTGAAGAAGGGTATGGCTGTGCTTGCCAGCCCTGTAGATGACCCAGAGCATTGTTCACGTCACATGCTTGGCATCGCAATCGATGTTGCCAACGCATCAGGCAAGGTTCTTGCTTGGTTGTTGGAGAACGAGCAACGGTTTGGCTTCTCCCATGAGGTAGTCAACATGCCTGGTGCAGAACCTTGGCATCTCCGCTGGACTGATTCAACACCTAACCAAGCCGTCCTTGACTATGAGGCAGCCAACCCGAAGCCTGTCGCATAATGGACTGGGGCATTGTTGTCGCAGCGTTGGTGACGGCAGTGGGTGGCATCATCACCTCGTTGTTGATGTTGGTTCGTAGAGAAAACACGGAAGACCACGCAAGGGTTGTGGGTGCCTTAGAGGTGCTTAGTGGAAATGTGAAGTCCGTTGGGGCTAAGTTGGATGCACACATCGACTGGCATCTCAAGGGGACTACCAATGGCGAAACTGTTACAAGAAATAAAGTCGCAAAGCCTAAGAGGAACCTCAAAGCTTGACGAGATAGTTGCTCAACTCTCTGCCGAAGATGGCAAAGACCTACGTGACGCAATGCTCGATCCCACGATCAGACCCATGCAAATCGTGCATGCCCTAAAGAAGCGTGGATTCAAAATGTCTCCATCGGTAATCACCCGTCACCGAGATAACAATGTCACTCGCTGACGACTTACGAGACGCAGGCGCACCAGCATGGCCAGTCATCCAACAAGGCAAACGATACACAGTCCCCACCCTCAACCCTAAAGCGATTCGACACGGCGAATATCAGACAGCAGTGATTCTGCCTGATATGCAGATCGGATACTTCCACCAAGTCACAGGCATGGAACCGATCCACGATGAGCAAGCAATTGAGGTTGCGATGCACATCATCAAAGCGTCTAAGCCTGCTCAAATAGTTTTGGTTGGCGACAATCTTGACCTCTGTGAGTTTGGCAAATACCGGTTCACACCTGCGTTCGCCAGAACCACTCAGGCTGCAATAGATCGTGCAACAGAACTGTGTGCACAACTACGGAAGATCGCACCTCAAGCAACCATCACTTGGATCGCAGGCAACCACGAAGAACGCCTCGGAAACTATGTGCTTGATTCTGCTTCGGCTGCGTTCGGTTTGCGTCGAGGCAATATCCCTAGCGAGTGGCCAGTGATGTCGGTGCCGTACTTGTGCCGTCTTGACGAGTTTGAAGTGGAGTATCTGAGCGGATACCCGACAGGAGCGCATTGGATCAACGAACGCCTTCACGTCATACACGGCGACAAGGTCGCTTCTGGCGGTTCAACGGCTCATAAATATCTGGCAACTCAAAAGACCTCAGTCATATTTGGTCATATCCACAGGCGTGAATGGGCTGAACGAACCCGTGACGACTACGACGGTGCCAGAACCATTTTGGCTGCGTCACCAGGCTGTCTAGCTCGTACCGATGGGGCTGTTCCGTCCACCAGAGGGGGGCATGATTTGGACGGCAGACCCTTGTACCGATCCGAGGATTGGCAGCAAGGAATCGCAGTCGTCGAGTACGAACCAGGTGACGGAGATTTCAACCTGGAGCTAGTCCCTATTCGTAACGGTTGGGCAAGGTGGCGTGGTGTTGACTACCTCGCAGCGCAGCCATGAGCCAGCCGATGGTGTTGGTGACGTGGGCTGATGCCCATTCGGGTGTGGAGACTTGGACTCCGATTGACGAGCTAGACAAAGACGAAATGATTGTGTCGACGTGCGGGTTTCTGTTGGCAACTTGCGATGGAGGCAAACCAGATCACGTCACGATTTACCAGTCCAGAACCGAAGAGGACGATGTCGATCACGTTTTACATATCCCTTGCGCAATGGTGCGCCAAATCGCTATTTGTACCCCTGAAACCCTAATGAAATAGGGCTTTTATAGCCTCAATTCATTGCTTGTAATCCTCCTAATAAGCCCCTAAATTGATGTCATTGGTAGGAACCACCTACCAAGCCCCAAGGAGGCAAACATGAGCAAGAGGGAAACACAAACACCAAAGTTTAAGACACGCATCGTGGGAGTTGTAAAAGCGGATTGCCCTGATGACGGTGGCAAGTGGGCTTTGATGTGCGAACACTTTGAAGCAGGCGAATGGCTCAACGCAGGAATCATTCAGGATAATAACAAGAGCAACCTTTCAACCTGGATCACTGCAAAGCGTGGTGCTGGTTTCACAGACTGGTGCCCAGGTTGCCAAGAAGCAAACGGCGATTGGGTGAGGTGGTAACAATGAAAACAGTAACAGAGACATTTTGGGAAAACCTGAACGGACGGATCGTATGCAAAAAGCATTTAGGTTCCGAAGCATTATTTTATTTGGCAAAGCGACCAGCGTTCGGAGTCATCACCACCTCAATGACCAAGTGGGTCAGGATGACGAAGAGGGAAGCCACCGAGTTCTCTGAACTTGTAGGTCTGGATCACACCATCTGCGAAACTTGCAGGAGCGGGAAATGAAAACGATTGAACTTGAATACACAGCCAGCAAACTTGCCGACCTTGCCAGAGAAGTATGGGGCGACAATGCCGTTGAATATCTTGCAGCCAGGCTCACCACAGTCGTCAACGACAACCAGTTAAAAGTGCTCATAGACAGTTTGAAGCAAGCCAAATAATGTCTGGTAGAAAACTCAATCGATACAAGGTTCTGGTGTGGAGAAACTTGCGCACCAACGACTGGCAGGACGGTTACGGAGACTTTGAGAACCGTCAACTGTCCTGGAACGGTTTTATTGTTGAGGGATATTCCGAAGACGAAGTCAGAGAACACTGGGAAGATAAAGCCACCTTCGGAGAAGAATACGTCCTGGAAGAGTTCCACAAGACAAGATAGTCACTTAGCGACTAGGGTAGAACTTGGCTCGTTCGCACCCAATGGTCGCCGTAACAGCCCCTCACCCTTCCTCCTTGGGGTGAGGTCATATACCCAATCAACCTGCGAAGATCGGACAGACCATGAGACGCATCACAGCAACCATTGTCACCACACTCACCCTGCTAGTAGGCATCGGAACTGCACACGCAGCCCAAGCCCCCAAACCCACCCACAGCCCTTCCACAACCCGAATGGAAGTGATACCTAAAGAACGTCGATCCAATATCGTCTTCCAGCATGGGAACATCAGTTGGCTTCCACAACTAGCTGCACAAGCAGGATGGGAACCTTCAACCTGGCGCAGACTTGGTCAAATCGTGTTACGTGAGTCGGGTGGATGCCCTGCTCGAAAAGGCGGAGACATCGTCAACAAAGACTGCGAAGTCACCGGTGTTGCGGAACGCACTCATCGTTCGGACTCTGGTCTGCTTCAAATCAACGGTGTGAATTACGATCCGAAACGAAACAAGTATGCGCCGATCTGCACCCAGATGAAAATATGCAGCCAGGAACCGTTGCTTGATGCACTCACCAATTTGAAGGCTGGCAGGCTCCTGTTTGAAGCAACGGGTTCTGATTGGTCGCCTTGGATAGTGCCAGAAGGCGGTTGGTGACTATCCACCTTGATGCGACATGAATGCCCTAATGTCGAATGTGACCCAAAGGAGGGCACACAATGGAACCAATGACAGACAGAAATAAGGCAGGCTGGATTATCGCATTCACAGCGTTGGGATGGATATTCTTTCTACTCCCGATGAGCGGTGAAGAGATACCCGAAGGGCACCCAACACCAATATCTCATCAAGCATGGGTGACTTGGATCATCATCAACTTTGTGATGCTGGTACTGGTTCACCTTTTGATCAGCCGTGAGCATCGTGCAGCTAAACGATTCAACCGTGCAATGCAACGGGCAAGAAAACTGCACCCAACTTGGCGCAATGACTGAAGCACACGTAGTTGAAAGTTGGTCGGAGGGCGCTCACGTCTTTCGACCAACACAACCTCAATGGATGACCCAAGCGAAATGCAAAGGTCAAACCGATCTGTTCTTCAACGAAGGCAACAGCATCTACGTTCGTGCAGCCAAAGTTATCTGTGGCACCTGCCCTGTGCGACGGGAATGTTTAGCGTTCGCAATGAAGAATGACGACCAAGGCATCTGGGCTGGTACCTCAACGAACGAACGTGAACGCATCAGGCGTTCTCTACGGAAGAACATTAGAGTGCTTTCATGACATCACCTCAAAAACGTAAAGGTTCATCAGCAGAGTTGGCTGTGGCTAAGTGGCTCAACAAACTTGGCTGGACTCAAGCAGAGCGTTCCCGTGCAGGTTGGACGGATGATCGTGGCGACATCGACGGCATGCCTGGCGTATGCATCGAGGTCAAGAATGAGAAGCGGATCGACCTGCCTGGCTACCTTCGTGAGTTGGCTGTGGAAATGGAAAACGCCAAAGCATGGACTGGTTCGGTGATTGTTAAAAGGCGTGGAAGTACCGACGTGAACGATTGGTATGCGGTCATGCCAGCCTTAGTCTGGGCACAGCTACTGCTCGAAATAGACCAACCAAACAACCCTGTTACACCCCTGGAGCAATATCCTCATCGGCACCAATAACAAGTGCTACAGTCACACATCCAATAATTCCCAAACAACAAGGAGACCCTGCAATGTCCGATCAATTCCTATCTGAAGAAGCACCAAAGGATCGTTGGGGACGTTATCTCGTTCAGCAACCTGAAGGTAAACCACGTGGCTACACACGGGTTACAACAGTCGCAAAAACGCTTGACGATACTGCTTCGCTTGCCGACTGGAAAGTACGGATGGCAATCACCGGTTTAGTTCAACGACCTGACCTGCTTGCTCAAGCGTCGACAGCAATTGATGATCGCACTCGACTTAACAAAATTGCGAACGACTGCGTTGAAGCGAGCGGTGGATTCAGCCGAGCGAACCTAGGTACTGCTCTTCACGCCATCACCGAGCAGATAGACCTTGGATTGAAGCCTGCGATCCTGCCAGGCTTACAAGCCGACATTGATGCATACGTCGCAGGTGTCGCTGCATACGGAATCAAAATGCACGACGAGTTCATAGAAGTACTTCTTATCAACGACGAGTTGGAATACGCAGGCACAGCAGACCGAATCGTCACCCTGATGGATGGTCGCCTGGTCATCTTCGACCTCAAGACAGGAACTGACCTGTCGTACTCGTATGGCAACATCGCAGTCCAACTCGCCATGTACGCCAACGCAGAGTGGATGTACAACTGGAAAACAGGAGAACGACAACCGATGCCTGCAATAGATAAAACTGCTGGCATCATCTGCCACCTACCAGCAGGCGACGCAACCGTTGCCTTCCACGAAGTCAACCTGGTCGCAGGATGGGAAGCAGCCAAACAATCATTTGCAACACGAGAATGGCGCAAACGCAAAGACCTATTCAAGCCATACACATTCTCCGACAAACCAAGAACCCCAACCCCACCCAAAGCCACACCAAACCAAATCCACGATGCGATAGACAAGATCGCCGACGTGATTGAATCACCAAAATCGTTGACAGCCCGTGCAGGTTGGATGAAGGCACGAATACAGGCGCTGACAATACCTGCACAAAAGATGCTGGTGCTTTCATGGCCTGCTGGAGTTCCGCACTTTGATGAATGCACGAATGAACACTTTGATGCGTTGGTACGTGTCATAGAGCTAGTCGAAGCAGAACATTCTGCACCGTTCTTTGAACCCGACCCAACTAAACCGAAGCATAAAAGGCGAAAGATCGCAGGCTTTGACAACCCAGAGGATGCGTACCCAGGATGAACGACCCAATTGAAGGTCGAGCCTACGATGTACGCAACGAAGACATCTTGGCGATCAACTACATCAAAACACAAATCCAAAGCCTTGATCATGATCGACGCAACGAATACGCAACCTTGCTCATTGATGCACAGTCAGCCAAACGGAACATCAATTTGAGTGCAAACAAATCTCACAGACGATACGAAATTGCACGGGGCATCCTGCTTCTTATGCAAGACGGACAGTTTGACCGAGACTTGGTGAAGGGCATCTGCTCCCACATCACCAAGCAGCAATACCTAAAGGCAGGCGAAGCACTAGGTCATCTCGACGCCACACAGGCTGAGCAGTTTGCTCAAATCTGTTACGGCATCACAGCCGACCAAGTGACAATCCAATACATCCCAGAACAGAACACTTTCAGTGTTCAGGAGGTAAGGCAATGACAGACATATTCCTACAAGACGGAGGATCGAAATATCCTGCGCTCAAGTTTGAGACACCAGGAGACAGCCATACAGGCAAAGTCCTTGAGGTCAAGAAGTTGGAAGATCGTGACCCACAAGGGAACACGAAGACTTGGGATAACGGAGACGTGCGATACGTTTTCGTGTTCACCATCAACACCGGTACCGAGATTGGAAATATCTGGGCGAGGGGTGCGATGGTCAAAACAATCCGTGAAGCAGCTACTGCTGCGAACGTGACTGCAATGGTTGGCACCAACCTCACAGTGAAATACACGGGTGACGGTGAAAAGAAAACGAAAGGATTTAACGCACCGAAGTTGTATAAGGCAAAAGTTGAGCCTGGTACAACTGACGATTCAAAATCAATGTGGTAATCCATAATTGATTTAATAGGTTTGCTGGGTGGGGTACATTTACCCCCTGATCGAGACCCCACCCAGCATTCAACCCAACAGGAGCAACATGACAAAGCAAGACTTACAGAACGCAATCCAATTCATGGAGAAGATGGTCATCGGGGTAGCAGACCAAGACAGATTCTTCGCCACGTTAGAAGCACTCAAAACCGAACTAGCCAGAAGGAGCAAACCAAAATGACACCAGACACAATGAACCTGATAGCCGAACTTGAACAAAGAGTATCCGAACTATCTGCAGCACTAGAACTAGTCACCGAGGATCGTGACAACCTGCGAGATGCAGGCAACAGCCTCATGACAGAGCTAGAAGCATGCCGAGCAACACTCATCCAAGCCCACTCAGACATCTCACGCCTTCGTGTCTACCTAGCCCAAGGAGCAGAGTTGTAATGGGGATGAGCGACTACGACATTGTCATCAAGGACTATCAGTTCCGAGTGTTGGAGTTGTGCAACGAAATTGCACGGCTCAACTCTCACATAGAAACATTGGAAACCACGCTGGCAGCAATGTCAGGCGAACTACACGCCCTACGAATCGAGACACAATGAACAGTTATGACACCACGAATCAACCACGTAATGAAATAAAAGATTTACGCGATGTGAATACACAATTACATCAAGAAAATCTTGGTCTCAAAATACGCATCATCTCAATGCGAGAAAAACTTCAAGAACTCTTAGATGAATTAGAACTTGCACACGAAGCATTGCGCAGGGAGATGAAATGAGTCAATACAAAAAGGGTGACAAAGTAATACTTGATGACCAATCAGGTGTTATCGAATCAGTACTGGTCGGATCAAACGACACAAAATACGACGTGCGTTATGGCCACACTTTTATGATCTCCACCGACGTGCCAGAAGAAGACATTCAACCCTGGATGGCAGACGAACAATGATCATCCAAGTACGCTGCAACGCCTGCAAAGGCGTAGTCAAACTAGACGACCAACGCACCACAGGATGCTTGTGTGACTCTGACGCACCAACCTGGGTTGGCTTAGGTAGAGACGGCAGGCTCATCCACTACTCACAAGTTGACCTCACCATCATTGAGGAAGCCAAGTGACCTTGCCTGGACTCAGCCGACTCAACCCGTGCCCATGCCGACAGCCGATACCTTCACAACCAACCTGCGGTGATCGAGGGGTTGAAGATGATGATTGAAGACCCGATAGCGGAGTTCATTGAAGCAGCAGCCGACGGTCTATGCACTGCTTATGTGGTGGTAGCAACCGTTGAGCGGATAGACGGTTCACAGTCGTTTTGGATAACAACCCTGAACAGGCAGACGTCATCAACTACGCTCGGACTTCTCGTATCAGCTACTTCAGCAGAGCAATACCGAATAGCAAAATCGTTAACGCAAGGAATGTAAACAAGCCCTAAGGAGGCGAAGATGGGAAGAAGAGCTAGGCAATTTAAATATCCTGCAGCAAAACTGCTTGATACTTTCAGTCCAGACACAAACGATTTAGAAATGGCAGAGATGCTTGGTGTTTCAAGATCGTGTGTTGTGAGATGGAGAACATGCAAAAGCCAGTTAGGTGAATACCGTGCCGATCAGTATGCAATCAAACTTGGGTTGCATCCTTTTGAGGTTTGGCACAACTGGTTAGAAGATGCGATGAGTGCACAATGAACACGCTTGACACCGCACTCGCATATACACGATTAGGTATCAGAGTCGTACCAATCAAACCTGGACACAAATATCCTGGTATTGACAACTGGCAGAACCTCGCAACCGACGACACCGGTGTGGTCACATCATGGTGGGCTGGTGACTACAAGAGTTATGGCATCGGTATCGCCACAGGTCGCACCAGACACGGACAGATATTCGTGGTCGACGTGGACGACAGAGAAGAATACAAAGGGTCAGATACCTTGCACGACCTGGAGCAAAGATACGGTGCGTTACCTGAAACGGTTACAGCGATCACAGGCACAGGTGGGCAGCACCTCTACTTCTACTCCCCGATAGAGGTACGCAACGACGCTGGGTCACGCCTCGGGGTCGGACTCGATATCAGGGGTGAGGGAGGGCAGGTACTTGCCAGCCCAACGATCCACCCCAACGGCAAGCAATACCAGTGGGTTGACGGGCTATCACCTCTCGACAGGAAGCCTTCAGACGCCCCACAGTGGCTCCTAACGCTACTAACCACCCAACCTGCCATGATCAAGCCCCAAGGTGCCAGCGACCTATTCCTAGCCGACCCCACTACCCCCTCAGCCAGATACTGCGCCCAAACCACCTGGGAACAGCTACTGATACCAGACGGCTGGACACTTGCCAAGACTGATCGACACGGCGAACAACACTGGACTCGACCAGGTAAAGACACCCGAGACGGCATCTCAGCCACCATCGGACATAACGGCAACGATGCACTCATCGTATTCACCTCCACCATCCCCTGGCTACCCGAAGGTGGATACAACCGATTTGGATACATGGCAGCAAGAGACCACAACGGAGACTGGAAACAAGCAGCCAAAACATATCTCGCCAACAACATCACCCCAGCCAACCCAACCCTCATTACACCCGACGAGATGCTTGACATGCTTATCGACTGGAAAACCTTTTGGACACAAGACCACATCGTTGAAGACTGGATTGCCAAACCACTCATCGCACGGGCAAGACAAACAGCACTGTTCGCAGGAGCCAAAACAGGCAAGAGTTGGTTGACACTCAACGTCGTCGCAGCCCTAGCCACAGGCAAACCAATCCTCGGACACCCACCCGTACCCCAAGTCCACTGCCTCTACCTTGACTACGAAATGGTAGAAGCAGACCTCTACGAACGCTTAGAACAATTCGGATACACCGAAGACGACAACCTCTCCCACCTTCACTACGCACTCATACCCAGCCTCCCCCCACTCAACACACCAGAAGGTGCGTCAGCGATCATGCGCCTATGCGAACTCACCAAAGCAGAAGTTGTAGTGATCGACACCACAGGACGAGCAATAGAAGGCGAAGAGAACTCTGCAGACTCCTATCGTGAATTCGCACGTACCACCGGACTTGCCCTCAAGAGAGCAGGCATCGCATGTGTACGCACAGACCACGCAGGTAAAGACGGAGGCAAGAAGCATGGCCAGCGAGGCTCCAGCGCCAAGAACGACGACGTAGACATCGTCTATCGCCTAGACAAGACCGACGACGGACTCACCCTGGAACGCACCCACACACGCATCAGTTGGGTACCAGCCAAAGTAGAACTCATAGTGGAAGACCTAGACGACATCACAACCATCCGACTCCGCACCCGAGAACACAAAGGCTGGACAGTCGACGAGATAGAGCTAGCCAAACGCCTAGACGACCTGGGCTACCCAACCACCCTCTCAACCAACGAACTCATGCGCCAAGCCAAAACCAACGGACACAAACTCGCCCGACGATCCACAGTCATACGAGCACAACAATGCAGACTCCTACCCACACCAGACCCCCTCGATTCGGGTACCACCCTCGGGAACCCCCCTCTAGAACCTAGTGTGGCATTGGGTACCACACACCGTACCGATAGGTACGGGGTGGTACCAGCCCCGTCCGACCCACCACAACAACCTGAACTACTCGATCAAAACAATTTATGG